GTTATGTTTTGCCGGTTGGAAGGTTGACAAGGCAGAGGCGTTACCGGTCTATCACGACTTCTTTGACGCGTTCCAATGGCAGGCGACCACAGCGGCTATTTATGACCGCATGGAACAGGCTTACGCAGCGAAGGGCGATTACGACTTGCGCAATAAGGCACGCAGAGGCGCGCTGCCTTACGATGCGGATGACGTGACGCGGCAATACTGGAAGCCGGTCATAAAAGAGATGCAGGAAATGATCAATTACAAGCCGCAGTTAGAAAAGGTCGAGTTGTGAAAGCGATTGTCACTTACGGCACAGGTATTTGCAAGGCACAGTTGGATTACAGCCTGCCAACTTTCAAAGCATTTGCAAAGCGGCACGGGTATGACCTTTTCAAGGCTGACAAAATCGGCGTTGCGAGGCATCCTGTTTGGTACAAGTTGCCATTGATGATTGACCTGCTGAAAACATACGATGATGTTTTATGGCTTGATTCTGACTTGGTGATAGTGGACGGGCGAGAGGATCTGCCCTTTCCGGCGGAGTACTGGCAGGCGATGGTATTCCACCATACCGGTGACGGCGAAGTACCTAATTGCGGTATGTGGTATGTGCGCAAGCCGATGGTTGAGTACCTGGAGCGCGCGTGGGACATGACGAAATACCTCAATGACCGTTGGCGTGAGCAGAGCGCAATCATTGACCAAATGGGCTATTTGGACATCAGGCGGCCTGTTTACCTTGCAAAGCCTACCGAGCTTTACAACCACACTTTTCAGCTTGATAACGCATGGAATGTTCACACCTGGGACACCCCGCAACCAACACACCCGCGCATTCAGCACGCGACAATGTACAGGGATGTGTTGGGGAAAATGGCGGAATGGGCAGAGCAAGCGCGTGATTGGATGGACGAGTAATGCCGTTTCTAACCTTCTACGTTCCAACTTACAAGCGTCCGAAGATGCTGGCTGATTGTCTCGCATCCATCAAAGCGCAGAGTGACCGCGATTATGAGGTTGTGATTATCCGAGACGAGGTTGGAATTGGCATTGACGGCATGTATAAAGACATCCGCAACCACGCGCAAGAAGTAAGTGGCGATTATGTGTTCGTGCTATCGGACGACAATCTTGTTACAGACGCGGACTTTGTAAAAGGACTGAAAGAACAGGCGGCTGACAGTCCAGATGTGATTGTGTTCAAGAATCAGATTGTTGGCGTGTTGCCAAGCATATGGGAAGGCGCGCCGGAACTTGGACAGATTGACCTTTCCTGCTTTGCGGTGAAGCGCGGTATTTGGCAGAAACACGCAACTGATTGGGGCGAGTGCTACGCCGGCGATTATTACTTCATCCGCGCGTTATGGGATGCAGGATACCGTTTCAAGTGGTGGGATAAGTTGGTAATCAGAGCACAAAAGATTATGCGAGGACAGCCGGAATGAGCAATTTTATCAATCCGAGTGGCAAACTATTGCAGCATATTGACAGGCTGGCTGAAATCAAGGTTGGTCTTCATCCCGCGCCGGTGAATGTCGAGGTTGACCTTTCCAACCGCTGCAACCTGGCTTGCAAGGGCTGCCACATGGCGCACACGCATGACGGCAAGCTGATGGACACAGGTCTTGCGCTTGACATTCTCGCGCAGCTCGCAGAAACGGGCGTTAGAAGCGTGACGTGGAGCGGTGGTGGTGAACCTACCATGCACCCTGACATAATCCAGATTATCGAGGCTTGCAAGCTGGATCAGGGCATCTACACCAACGGAACGAACCTTACTTATGCGCTGATTGACGTTCTGGCAGAACGCATGAAGTGGGTGTACGTATCACTTGACCGCAATACGCAAGAAGGGTTTTTGCAATACAAGGGTGTGGATAAATTCCAGCGTGTTATTGCGGGAGCTGGCATTCTTGCACGTTCAAAGCGGTCTTGCACGGTCGGCATCGGTTACATGGTTGACGCGGAAAACTATCGGGAGATCCCAAACATGACCGCGCTTGCGCTGCATAAGATCGGCGCGGATTATGTGCAATACCGGCCGCTTGTAACTCCAGGCGCGGATAGGTCTTGGGTGAATGAAGCGCTGCCATTGCTTGAGTCACAGGTCGGCTCAAAGGTGATCGTAGATATAGACCGCTTCAAGCAGTACCGAGATTGGCAATCGCACGGATACCAGGCTTGTTATTGGGCGCAGGTGCAGACCGTCATTACGCCGGACGGCAAAGTGTATGCGTGCTGCAATCGGCGCGGCATGGATGACAGTTGCTGGGGCGACCTTTCAAAAGAGCGGTGGTCTGACATTTGGGCGCGCTCACACGCATGGGAAGTTGACGGACATTGCCGGCTTATGTGCAGAGGGCACATTCCAAACTTGACGCTTGACCGCATGTTCAATGCTCAATCGCACGGCAACTTTATTTAGGAGGCCTTATGGCACGAACAGGAATGCAGACACTGATTGACACAGTTCGCGGCTATGCCAACGCCGCGCCGGACGAGTGGGAAGTCTCAACCGACACCAGCCTGGTTGAGTATTGGAGCGATGAAGAAATCCAGCGGGTATTGGACAGGCATAAGGTTGAGCATATTCACGAGCTGATGGATGCGCAGCCGACCTATGAAGGCGGTTCGATTGTCTATAAACAATACCTGCTGAACGCAACCAACGTGGAGAGCGGGACGGCAGTCTTCAAGATTGAAGACTCCGCAGGCACGGTAAGCGGCTACACAGTTGATTATGCGCGCGGAATAGTCACGTTCTCAACCGACCAAAACGGGAAGGCGTTCTATTGGAGCGGCTTCGCTTACGATCTGGACGCGGCTGCGGCTGACATATGGCGCATGAAGGCATCGCATGTGGCAGGGCTGGTGGACTTCAGCACCGACGGGCATTCGGTGAAGCGCAGTCAGCAGGCGCAGCAATACCTGACAATGGCAAACTACTATCAGCAGCGCAGTGCGAGTGAAGGCATTACAACCGCAAAGATTGTGAGGGACGATCTATGAGCATTGGCTTGACCGCACGGGAACTCGCACAAATGCAGGCGGACATCAACGACCTGCTGGAAAGTACGAATACCACCTGCGACATTCTGAGCGTGACTTATACCGCCGACAGTGAGGGCGGATTTACCGAGGCGTGGGGCACGGCAACCGCGAATGTGCATTGCCGCATTGATTATCGCACTGGCAGCGAATTGCTTACAGGCGGGGCAATTCAGCCCTATAACAAGGCGGTGTTGAGTATTCCCTACAATATCGCGATCAATTCGACCAACCGCGTCAAGTCCGGCGATTACATATGGGCGGTCAAGAGCATCAATGACGGGCAGAGTTGGAAGGCGGTCAAGCGGGTCGAAATGGAGCGGGTACTATGAGCTTCTCAGTTAGTCTGGACACCACGAAGTTGAACGAGATTATCGCGAAGTTGCCTGGTAACCGCGACAAGATTGTCAGGGAAGCCGCTGTGCATATTTTAGGGCAAGCGCGCATGAGAACGCCGGTCGGCAAACCTAAAACAGATGGAAGGGGTCATTTGCGTGACAATAGCAATGTAAATATGGAATATGGCGGTTATGCCATCGTGGAATATTATCCAGAATACGCGCCTTATGTTGAGTTAGGCACTTGGAAAATGGCAGCTCGTCCGTATCTGAAGCCGGCGGTGGAGGCGGAAGCAACGCTGCTTACGCAGCGCATTAAGGATGGGCTAATACAAAAATGACCTCATACATAAACGCACTGAATGCAGCAATCTATTCGAAGCTATCGGGTGGAACGGCGCTTATCGGCGCCCTCGGGGGCACGGCGATCTATCATGGCATTGCACCAGAAGGCCGCGCATTGCCCTACGTCATTTGGTCTTATGCAGCCGGCGGGCATGAGAACATGACCCCAAACGAGAGCATCAACACGGTGCTTTACGTTCGGGCGTATGCGGTAGACGCAAAAACAGCCGCGCAGCTTGACGGCTACGTTGCCGAATTATTGGAAACAACTTTGAGCATGACCGGCTGGAATAATTATTGGCTGGCACGCGAAGAGTCAATCGTACTGCCCGAAATCGACGATGCGGGCAAATCAACATGGTCTTGCGGGGCTTACTACCGCGTGAGGCTTGATTAATCATTTATCGGAGGATAAAACACAATGGCTGAAAATAACATTACTGGAAAAGATGCTTATATTAATTGGGCATCAAGCGCTGGAACTATCAATCTGTCTGGCGATTATCGCAGCGTCTCAATCAAGGAAAACACGGATACAGCCGAAACAACCGCTGGGTCTGACACTCACAAAACCTATCTGCCTACCATCAAGTCGGCTACCATCGATTATTCCGGTCTGTTCCCTTCCGGGACTGCTGGGACTGCATTGTATGCTGCACTGGCTGCCGGCGTACAAGGCACGCTGACCGTTGCGCCCGAAGGCACTGCGAGCGGCAAGTTGAGCAAAGCTTACACGGCTATTTCGATGGGGGCAACGTTCGACACGCCTTATGCAGACGTGGTGACTGTCAATTGCACCTTCCAGAGTAACGGGGCTTGGAGCTGATATGGTTGAACTGTCGAACGGAGCGCAGATAGAGTACGACTGGACAAAAATAACCCAGGTCGAATTACGCAAACTGGCCGAGAAAGATTTGGATGTTGAGATCAGCGACACGATTGTTGGTAAAACAGTTGGCATGACCGCTGATGAGATGGCCAATCTCAACCCTATTGACTACTACAAGGTCGGTGCCGGTTTTTGGAAATCTTACTTTGAAAGTCGAAAACTCGATGACGTAAAAAACTAAGCGGGCGCGTCTACCTGGGCATGATTGGGATGGCTGACTCCATGCCGCCTGAATTTTGGCGCTGGGAAATGGTACAGGAAACCGGCTGGACGCTTGACCAGGTAGACGCGCTGTCAGTAAAGGACTGGAATGACTGGATTCAAATTCGGGATGGCAAGGCGAAAGCACGGGGCTTTATGAACAGTAAAAACAAGAGGAGCCGCTAATGGCCATAAATATCGCATCGCTTTTTGCGACAGTTGGCGTAAACACCGATCAGCTCAATAAGGGACTTGGAAGCGCCAAACAGTCGCTGCAGGGTTTCGGCAGCGAAATGGCAAAGCAAGTCATTGGCACTTTATCGCTTACTACCGCTATATATAAGCTTGGGAAGGGCGTGGCAGATTCAATCACGGACTGGGCGGACTACGCAGATACCATGCGCCTATCCGCAGAAATGGCAGGCATTACAACCGAAGAAATGAGCCGGCTTACCCAGGCTGCCGACGATTTTCGCGTGCCGATGGAAACCATGCAGCGCTCGATGGAAATGGCGCTCAAGAACGGTTTCATTCCCACGATTGATAACCTTGCGGCATTATCGGACAGATTGCTGGCAATTGATGATCCTGCTTTGCGGGCGGCTGAAGCGTCAAAGATATTCGGCAAGTCTTATGCTGACATGATGCCATTCCTGCTGGCAGGTGGGGAAGCAATCCGTGATGTAACAGATGGCATATCAGATAGTCTTGTTGTGACGGCTGAAGCGGCTCAGCAGGCTAAGGAATATAAAGACGCGCTTGATGCTCTTGGCGATGCGTGGGTTGGATTAAAAAATAAAATCGGGCAGTTTGCTGTACCTGCGTTGACAGATGTTATTAATAATCTGGCAGGGCAACCTACCGAATTAATGAAAATGCAAGACACGGTTCTTGCCGCTGCAAAAGAAGCCTTTGATAATCAAAAAATAAGTGCGGGGGAATATCAATCTATTCTTGACAATGTTTCTACAAGCACTGGTACTTATACTGAATACGTTTCAAAGCTTAACTTCATGCTCGGTATATTAAACAAAACAAATGGTGATGCCGCCGAATCTACCGAGGGACTGTCCGAAGCGGAACTGGAGGCGGCAAATGCGGCCATTGCCGCTGCTGAAGCGCAAGCCAAGATGAATGCCGAACTTGAGAATATCACTTCG